GCTGAATCTGCAATTCCTGCATCTGGATCTGCACCAACGGGTCTTGCATCTTCTGCTGCGCCTGCTGTTGAGAGACTTGCGCTTGGTTCTGCTGGAGCAAACGCTGTGCAGCCTGGGCCAGAAGCGGTGAAAGTTGAGCCTCCACCCTCGGATCCATGTTTACATCCTCGCCTGCCTCGTCCTTCTGGGGCGGCAAAGACATGCCCAACTGCTGCTCGATCTGCTTGCGGTACTCAAATCCCAGGTGTTCATTGATGTGGGCAAGCATGGACTGCATCAGCGCTTGTGCTCCAGGGTTGTTCTGAAGCAGTTGCTGAATCTTCGGGTCTTGCATCGCCGCCATGTGGACGGTGATGTGGGCCTGATGGTCCTGATACATGAACGCCTTGACCGGCTTCATCATCAGGATGTTCTGGTTCTCCGACACCGGGTCCGTGGGCTTCTGGTCTTCCTCCATCGGCACCAGCTTTTCAGCGTTCTTGATGCCGAGAACTTCAAGCATCTGCCGGTGAAGCAGGGGCATGTTGTAAAGCTGGGGGCTTGCCTGCGCCAGTTGAAACACGGCCTGATACTGGACGATCTTCTGCGCCATCGTTGATGCGTTCGGATCGCTGACCGGGATCACATCAACGTCGTCATAGTCCGATTTCTTGGCGCGGCGGTCACCCTCATCGGGCTCGTAGTCGTACTCCTCGGGCGTATAGTCCCGAATGATGTCCCTCAGCAGGCCAAGCTCCTGCTTCATGGAGAAGTGGATACGCGCCTGCACCGCGCTCATCGTCTTGAGGGTGCGCTCAAGGATCGCCAGGGTCGTGCCCACAGGGGTCTGGGCCGACATGTCGCTGATCTGAAGATCGGCAGTGTTGGCAAAGCGCCTGCCCTCTTCAATGATCTTGTCCATCAACCCGGCAAGGGTCTGGGACGGCTCCTTGTAGGGAAGCGGCAGAAGGTTGTCCCGCAGAACTCCCGACGGGATATCGACATCTCTCCACTCCCCAGGGGAAATGGGGGTGTCGTCACCCTTGACCCGCATACCACGGGTCTTGAAGCCGCCCGGAAGGTTGGACAGGGTGCCCGCATCGACAAGCTGCCGAAGCAAAGAGGTGCCACTCTTTGCATAAGCGCCGATCAGATGGATCAAACCGAAGTGGTAGAACCCAAAGCCAGGGATGTACCCGTAATGGACGATGTGGGTCCGCTTCTGCTTGCTCTTGTCCTCCGGCCTCCAGTTGCGCCGGACAGCCAGAACTTTCGCAGACCCCTTCTCAATGGTGACGATGTAGGGCAGCTTGATGCCGTTTTCATCCTCGTAGCCGGGAAGATCCAATTCAACGTGCATCTCAAGCAGCTTGAACCGCTCGTCAGACGTTGCCCGAAAGCCCAGCTTTTCGGCAATCTTCTTCTCGATGTCATCAAGGATGTTCTGCGGCTCACCAAGATCAACATCCCGGTAGAAACCTGCCACTTGAAGACGCCGAAGTTCGTTCTCCGTCTTCCTCATTACATGGGTTACACGAGGAGAAGAGGCTAGATCTGCCGCACCATATGGCACAACAATATCTTCTGCCGGAACGAACATAGATACTTGCCGATCAAGATGTGGGTCGTAATAGACCTTCTTGAACGCATTACCGGCTAGTCCTAGTCCCCAAAGCATCCGCTCATGTTCAGGACGATATTCCGTCATAATATCCATGAGTTGATGATTCATGTCCTCCCGGACACGCTCTGCGGACTCCTTCTTTTCCGGAGTCTCCTTGCCGATGATCTTGGTCTTCACCGGGCCGGCAGCCGGGAAGGTGCTCATCATCGTCTCTGCCTGGAACTTCACCAGCGCTTCTGCGAGCATGGGGTGGTAGACACCGCAGGCTCCTTCCCAGGGCTCGGAGCGCTCTTCGATCTTCAGGCCGAGAAGCTCCAGCCCATCCACGTAGGTCTGCATCCAGTCTTTCCGGCTGGACAGGTCGTCCGTGTAGTCTTGGAGAAGCTCATTTGCCAGTGATTCGAGGGCGCTTTTGTCCATCTCCTCGGCAAGGTTTGCGTCGAACTCGTCGCTCGTCTCTGCCTGGGGGGTGAGCTCAATCTCAAGCCCGCCCATTCCAATGGTCACCGAGTCTGGGTTCTCGATCTCGATCTCCAGAGGCTCGCCCATCTCCGTATTCATGCCCGGCAAATTGGGTGCCATGAGCCCTTGAGGGGCGGCGTAGAAAGACTTGTCGATGGCCATTTAAGAACCTTTCAGTAATACGAAACGGGCCGGCGGTAGACAAACTCATCCTGCTCATCCGTTTCAACACTGATGAACCCGCCCTGTCTAAACCGCATCAGAGCCTGACTTGCAGAGTCTACAAGGTCATCATGGTCGCCGTGTGGGAAAGCTGCCATCTGTTCGGCAACCTCTTCTGCCCACTTCATGTCCGGCCTCCAGACAACGCCGGAGGCAAACAGGTCCGCAATGGCGTTTACCCGCGCAATCTTGTCCTGCCCCTTGTACGGTGTGTACTCAGCCAAGGGGATCCCAACCTTGCGCATCTCATAGATCAAAGGAGCGCCTGCCGCCCTCTTCTCAATGATCAGCGAGTCCGGGTTCCACTCCTTCCACTTCTCCAGCGCCTTCTTCTTCAGGTCCGGGAACTCCATCCGCGCCTGGAAAGCATCCAGAAGGATGACGTTCGGGGCCATGTTCCCGTGCCTATCCTCCCTGTCAAACACACCCCATGTGGTACAGGCAGAGAAGTCCGCCTTGTTGTGCTTCTCAAAGGCGGTATCCCAGCTCTGGATGATGTAGTTGCAATGGGGTGGAGACTCATCCGCCCACATCTTCCAAGACTCCCGCTTGACGATTGCCCCCTCTTCAGAGGTCGGGTTCTGCTGGTACTGGGCCTCCCACTTGGCTACCGTCAGTTCCGACTTCAGAGCCTGAAGCTCCTCCATCTTCCAGAAGGAAGGCCACAACGGCTTGCCAGAAGGAAGAATCGCCGGGAACTCGATCACCTCCCACTCATCAGTGCCATCCTTCGCACTCGCCTTCAAGATCTTGCCGGTCAGATCCCTGGTAGACCACCGGGTCATCACAATGACAATCGCACCCCCAGGCTGTAAACGCTGCCGTGGGCCAGATGTGTACCACTCATAAACAGCGTCGTACACCTCCGGATTGTTCTGCTTCGCCTCCTGCTCACTGTGAGGATCATCAATGATCAGCAGATCCGCACCCTTACCAGTAACCGCCCCACCAACACCAATGGCAAAGTAGTCCCCGCCCTTGTCAGTGTTCCATCTACCGGCCGCCTTCGAGTCCGCAGACAGCTTCGTCTGAAAAACCTTCTTGTACTCCTCGCTCTGAACCAGATTCCGAACCTTCCGGCCAAAGCCCACCGCCAACTCCGACGTGTGCGAAGTCTGAATGATCTTCTTCTGAGGAAACTTCCCAAGGAACCACGCCGGCAACAGGTACGAAGCAAACTCACTCTTCGTGTGTCTCGGAGGCATGTTGATGATCAACCGCTTCAACTTCCCCTCAGCGATCCTCTCAAAAGCATTCGCCATGATCTGATGATGCCGGCCAGATATAAACCCCGGCCACATCTGCTGAACAAAGAACAAGAACGAACTCCTGCTCCTCTCCAACTTGTCCATCTCCAGCAACGCAAAGACCTTCCCCCTCTCCGACTCCGGGAGCCTGTCCACCATCGCCAAATACTGACCAATCTCCTGCTTGCTAAGAAGCATCTTTCACCTTGATCGCATAAAACTTCCGGGGAGACTTCTCCAACAACCCCTGATTCACAAGCTCACACACCATCCGGTGAATGTTGGACTTCGACCTCAACCCCAACACCTTCGCAGACACATGGTAAGACGGACTCACACCATACTTCCTGATGTACGCCCGGATGAACTCATACAACCTTTTTTGCTTCGGAGTCATTCAAAGCCTCCCACGCCTCCAAGCTGTAGAAGGCCGCCTCCACAGCCATCTTCCTCGCCCCCTCCAGATCCTTCCTCAAGAAAGCCTCATGCAACTTTCTCAACGCCCTCTCCGCCATCATCGTCGGGTAAGCGTAATCCTTGATCTCATCCATCGCTATCTCCACGAACAAACGTTCTCATTGTACTTGTGTTTGCACAAAAATATATACCCCCGGGGGGATGCGTTTTAAGTGGAAGGGGGGGGGATGAACGAAGAGTGGATTGAATGAGCGGACGGATGGAAGTGATGGGGGGTGGAGTGAACGGGGGAAAGATTGAAAGAGCGGATTTGAGCGTATACGCAGACGGGTGGTCGCGACGCCAAACCGGCCCCGCCCCCTCCCGTCCCCCCTCCTCCTCAGCCCCGCACAAGCCCCTACCCCCGTCCCCCGTTTGCACGGTCGTCGTTTGCACGATCACCCGCTCTTGCGCTGCGGCTGCACCAGACGCAGATGCACTGCGAGCGCTGCTTTAAGGTCAGCAGCCGTCAGTGGCCTATCCTCTGTCTGCGCCTGGACGTCACGCCACATGCCGGATGCACGGCCCAGGAGCTCCAGCGCCTTGAGCTGCGAGCCTTCTTGCTTTGCTGCTTTGCTCAGCAGCACAAGCCGTCGCATCACGTACCGTCTTGTTGCCGCTACATCCTCCGCTACCGCGTCTTGGTGCTCGTCGTCCCCGGCTTGGATCAGCGTCTGTATCCGTGGATCCCGGCTCAACTTGTAGGCGCTGGCTGCGATTGACCCGGGTTGCCCTTGGGCGTTCGGATATGCGTCGCGATACGCCTGTCTGTATGACTTGCCCTCGATGACACCCCGTGCGAATGCTTCCTGCGCCGGTGTTAGGCGTCTTACTCTGCGCCATCCGTCCGGTGTTTGGATCCTCTGTCCTGCCCTCTCTCCAGGCGGTTCGGCGGCGTCTGCCATCTGCTCGGCTTCGCCTGCCTCGCCCGGCTCCGGCACCGGCTCGGCATCGTTTAAATCGGCGTAACTGTCCGGCTCGTCCATCAGCTCCCGCAAGTAGTCCGCGCTGCTTATCTTGCTCATACGTGCATCCTCTCGTGGCGTCCTGGCCGCGCCGATCACTTGTGGAGTGACCCGCCAGCGGCATCGGTTCACATTATCCACAAGTTATCCACATGCACTGACCGGTATTGTTGACACTAGCCCTAGTGCGTCGCTCGGGTATTGCGCCAGCACGTAAACGGCACTATGATGCCGGCACGGCGTCGCGCTAGTGCGTCGCCAAACAGGAGCGACCATGCTGCACTTGAGACACGATCTGCGCGTCATCCGCGCGTCCCTTGCGTCGATGCCCTCGACGAGCACTTACCGGGCCTGCGACTGGTCCCGGGTCCGCATCGCCCTCCGGGCCGCATCACGGGCCAAGCGCCGGGTCCGCGTGTACGCGGGCTCGGGGTTTGTCCCCAACTCGTACCGTTGGCGCTGCCAGATCCAATATGTAGAACTGACGGTGGCAGGTGGCCGCATCACCAGCATCCACACTGGCTGGGCCGGCGCTCAACGCGCCAACGCTGCCGGCTCACTCGTCGTTGTCCAGTAAGGAATAACACCATGGCCCACGCTACACGCGAGCAATGGCTCGCGACCGCCATCACTGCCGCCCGTCAACACGCCGCATTTCCGCAGGCAATCCGCGCCGCCTGCGGTTTCCCCAGCACGTACACCCGCTCGGGCACCCTCTCGGAGTCCTGGCCCGACACGTCCAGCGGCGACGGCACTTGGGAAATTCTTATCAGCCCCACGGTGGCCCAGCCCGAGGTTGTCCTGGCCCTCCTCCTGGGGGAACTCGCACACAGTCTGCCCGGCGCAGCATCGACCGGCTCGCAGACCTACCGCGCCGCCGTGGCGGACCTTGGCCTGATGCCACTCGACGACGGATACCGTGTCATTGGACGCGGGCCGGACTTTGTCGATATGTGGCAATACCTTTTGGACGACTTGGGACCATATCCCCACGCGCCAATACTGGCCGGCGTGAAGGCCAAACAAACCACCAGAATGATTAAGTTGGTTTGCCCTGGTTGCGGA